CGTCTAAGAAATCGGGCGCTAAGTGACTGATTCACAAGCCACGCCGATGATGCGACAGTACCTGTCGGTTCTATGCCTAACGCACTGATCCGACAAGACATTCGCGATTGCGCCGTCTAAGAAATTCGGCGCGTTGAACCGCGAACGCTCCCTCTGACAGATCGACGACCTGCGCAGGTTCTTAGACAGCTACCCGTCGTCGCCCGGCCCGGTCACGCTTGGCGCTGACTCAGGTGCAGACCCGCCCACATGCGCAATCGTCAGCTTGATCCTGACGAAGTAGGTCCGGCCACCCAGGACGACGTGCCGGTACAGATCGATGCGGTGCGCCTTCGGGTCGAAGGGATTGGCAGCGATCAGTTCGGCTGCCGCGCCTTCGGCCAGCTGCCTCACCGTGAGCCAGTCGACCGCGCTGTCTGGCTCGATGATCTTCGTCACGGGGTCACCGTGGCCAGGCGGACAGCAGCGCTGCTACTTCGGCGGCGCGCTCGTCGTGATCGCGCGCACACGCCGCAAGTAGCTGTCCACCTTCTGCAAGTAGCTCTGCGCCTTCGGCTGCAACGGCTGCAAGGACGCGGGATCGGTCTTCAGGGGTGGCGGCGGGATCCGGGCCGGTTCGACCGGCGGCGTAGGCGGCGAGCTGGTTGCGCAGGCCGCCAGCATCAAGGCGCAGGCTGCTGATGTCGCGCGCCTGCTGAGCGATCGTCTTGCGGGCATCGGTCAAGGCCTCCGTGGCTTGGTTGACTGCGCTCTGGTAGCGCTCCTCGATCTGCCGCTGCTTGGCCTGCTCTTTGCGCAGGGCGGCTTCGGTTGCGGCCTTGGCCTTGGCCTCGCGCAGTTCGTGGTACTCGGTCACTTCGGCGCGCACCCACCATGCGACAGCACAGTGCGTGGCCAGCAGCACGCCTAGGACGGCCGCCCACACCCACGGGCCAAGGTAGCCCGCCAGAACGGCGAGCAGCTTCACACGATCACCTGCGCAGCGATGCCGAGCTTGGCCAGCCGGTCCTGCCAGCCGATCGAGTCGCCCACGCGATCCGTCTCCCGGCCCATGTTCCACACGTCGGACACCTTGTCGAAGTCGCCGCGATCGGCCAGATCGTTCAGGCCGGCGTCGTACCAGTGGCAGGCGGCACACAGAGCGCCGACCGTCGGCACCTGCCTGACCTGCTCCGGATTGATCTCGAGGTCGAGCCCGAGCCGCTTGCCGACCGCACGGAAGTTGTTGCGAAACGTCAGTTGACCAGGCCCGGATCCGCGATACAGCCAGCCGTCGCCGGAGTCTCGTGAGCCATTGCCGCCGCGATTCGCGTAGACCTCGTTGGCAATGGCTTCGGGACGCCTGGCCAGTTCCCATGCGAGATCGTTCGGCGGGCCACCTCGTTTCCCGGTCAGGCTGAACCGGGCCCACGTGTTTGCAAGACCCTGCGCCGAGTAGTTCATGTTCTCGACGGTCCGCGTGAGGTTGCCGGACTCATGCAGCAGGGTGGCCAGGAACATCTGCGCCCGCTTGCCGACGATCAGAAACTCGCCCATCGCTGAGGCGAGCGGCTGCGCCCACACCTGCGCGCGGTCGGGCGCAACACCGAGGGCGACGAGCTGCTCCGGCGTCACACGCGCTCCCGGACCGTCAGGTGCGGATAGCGCGCCGCGTAGGCCTTGGTGACATAGCGGCCAGTGATGGCACTGCGGTAGCGGTAGCGCTTCTTCATCGCAGGAACGCCGAGTTGGGGCCGGGCCGATGCAGCGTCGCCGGCCGATGCGTGCCGCGCGCGCCGATGTGCAGCAGCAGCGATGCGCCGCCGGCCAGGCAGATGGCTGAGAGAGCCGGCGGCAGCCCGTTGTAGGCCTCGAACCAGGCGAACACGCCGGCAGCCGAGAAGAGCAGGAAGGTCACGCGCCGCAGGTGATTGGTGCGCCTGCTCATTCGGTACAGCGCCACGACCCCGTGCCAGCCGACCACGGTGCAGGACAAGGCGTAGACGATCATCAGGAACTTCAGCATCTCAACCCCCGGTCTTTCGCTCGATCAGGCGGCGGATGTAGTCGGGCGCCCAGACTTTCATGTGCTGCGCGCTGGCATGGATGGCGCCAGCGATGACGAAGCCGACAAGCGCCATCACCAGGGCAGCCCCTGCGAGCACGTAGTCGCGGATCTGCGCCGGCGGATCGGCGTAGTGCGTGATGATCGGCGCGGAGACCACGCCGAAGGCAAAGCCTGCGCACAGTGCTGCCACCGCGACGACGATGGTCAGCTTCTCGATGAAGGACAGCCCAACGAGCGCGCCCAGCACGGCGAAGGCTTCGGCGCCGTACTTGCGGATGAAATCTGCGAGCGTGGTGTCCATGATGGCTACGTGAGCGAGACGCGCCGGCACGAGAAGGTCGAGCCAGCATTGACGTACAGCGAGGCGGACGTGCTGCCGGAGTGAATGGCGATGGTGTCGCCAGCAGCCAGCCGCATGATCTGCGCGAAGGCGTAGGTGCCGGTCGAACCGTTGTCCATGCCGGCGCCCTTGGTCACGACGCCGACGCCGTTGATCCGCAGTTCAATGTTCGCGGAGGTGCCAGCGCCGGTGCCGTTGAAGAGCTCGACGCTCGCCATGACGAGGAAGTCGCCGCCCTGTCCGGTCGGGATGGTCGCAATGCCGGTGCCGGTGGCGTAGAACGAGGAATCGTTGTGGCCGCCGGTGAAGCTCGTGTCGTTGAACAGGATCAGACCGGCCGTCGTGTAGTTCGTCGATCGACGCGCCGAGAAGCTGAGGTTCGCGGGCGGGGCATATGGCGTTGCTGCTGCAGACCAGGCCGGCGCACCGGCGACGACCGTCAGGATCTGCCCGTTCGTGCCAACGCCGAGCCGCTGCGCCACACCCAGTGCGCCGCCGGTGATCAGGTCGCCGGCCGCCGTCATGGGGTTGGAGAAGCCGACGACCGGCGTCGTCCAGGCCGGCAGCCCTGCCACGACCGAGAGCACCTGCCCGTTCGTGCCGACTGCAAGACGGGCCGCTGCGCCTGCAGTGTCGCCGCGGATCAGATCGCCCGGCGTTGTCATCGGATTGACGAAGCCCACCGTCAGGTCACGGGTCGACGGCGCGTACAGGACCAGGCTGCCGCGCGAGTCGCGCACGGTGAGCGACACCGGTGCGGCGAAGTACAGCAGCGCCGGCGTGTTGCCGTTGCGCGAGGGGAAGCCGTTGAACGTGCGCACCGGCTGCGCAGCGGGCTGCGTGCCGGCGGCGTCCCAGTAGACGGTGACCGGGCTCGTTTCCGGGTTGCCGTTTTCGGTGCCGAAGTAAAGCTCGCCATTGAACAGCGGCTTGCCGTCGAGTCCGACGAAGTACGGGAAGGGTGCTTGCAGCGCTTGCATGGGGGTTACCTTTCGCGGCCGCTCTGGTTCTGCGCCTGCAGCGCCTGCAGCACCCAGCGCTCACGGTTGGACATCTCGCGCGGATTGCCCAGCGCGCGGGCGTAGCGGGTGAACTCGCGCGAGTAGGCGAAGCGGCGCAAGGCGTCTTGCTTGGCGGCAGCGGTTGCATTGCTGGCCTGCGCGCGCACCATGTTCACGAACTGCGGCGAGGTGATGAGCGAGTCGGCCGCCTGCGCGATCGTTGGCCGGTTGGAGTTGAGCGCGGTCTGGATTGCGGAGGCGAAGCCGGGGCCGACCGTCGCCGTGCCGATGCCTTCAGCAGCCAGTCCTGTCCAGCCGCGTCGGCGCACCTCGTCATAGACCCGGCCCATCACCGTGTCGGCCACCTCGAGCGCCTTGGGGTTGATGGCCTTGCCGGTGGCGATGAACTCGCCTTTGGACATGGAGACACCGCGCGCCACCCGCGCCAGATCGCGCAGCTGCTGCTGGCTGTGCTTCGGCAGGTTGGACATCACGGCCGCGAAGGCGGCCTTGTTGCGCTCCAGGCCTTCGAACCAGCGGGCAAAGCCGGCGAAGTCCATCTCGCCGCCGCGGGCGGTGCGCTGAAAGAACGTCGAGAGACCTGATGCAACCGTCTGCTGCCGGAGCTCTTCCGGCACCGCACGGATCAGGTTAACCAGCTTCGAAACATCTCCGCTAGGTAGCGCGCGAACAGCGCCACGCAGATCGCCGACGAGAGAGCCATCAAGATTCTTGCCAAAAAGCGAAGCAAGGTCGTCCTCGATCCCTTTGCGCACGCGAACGGCCGTCTTGGCCGCGTCGTAGACCTCGCTGAGGCCTGCACGAGAGACTACCGCCTCCTGGTCCCGCGTGATCAGTTCGTACAGGCGTTTTGCGAGCCCGCTGTCGGCATCCTTGAACGGGCCCGAGCGTCCCACCACGGCGCCCACGTCGCGGCGCACATCGTCCAGCAGCGCGTAGGTCGGGTTCGTGAAGCCCTCATCAACCTCGATGCCTGGCACCCGCTCCGACTTCACCGGCTTGGGCGAGAGCTTGCGCAGGATGGTGCGCTCCATGCTGCTCAGGTTCTGCTCGCCGCCAAGATCGTCGGCCCGCTTCTTCAGGAATGTCAGCACGAACTCGGCCGGCGCCTCAGTCGCGGCCGGGATCTGCGCGCGCACCTGCGTGTAGAGCTTGTCGGCCTGATCCTCGAGCTGCTTCACCGTGCCGAGCATCTGGCGCTTGACGCCGGCATCCAACGCGCTGAGGTCAGACGAGCCGCCGATGCTGGTGATGAGATCGTCGGCGCGCTGCGCGACCTGCAGCAGGCCTTCTGTCTCAGCCATCTTGGCCGGCGAGCCGGTCTGCGACTTGACCAGCTGCGCGAGCTGCCGGTAGGCGAGGTTCGTCGAGTAGTGGTCCGGCTGCAGGTTGTCCAGGATGCCGAGGCGTTCAGCGGCGGCAATCGTTTCCTGATCCGGCGCGGCCTGCGCGGCGAGCCGCTCGGTCGCGCCCTTGCTGCCGAAGCCACCCATCGCGGCGGTGCGCGCGGTTGCCGTTACCTCGTCTGCGGCGGCGGCCGGCGCGGCGGTGGCAGGCACCGGCTGCGTTGTTGGCACAGCTTCAGCGGCGCGCGCCTGCGCCGGCTGCGTCGGCTGCGGGCGGAAGCCGGGAGGTGGTGCGGTCGGCGCCACCGGCGGCACCGCGGCAGCCGCATCGTCAGCCCGGCCGGCAATCGCCTGGCGCACCGCGCCGACACCCGCCTGCCCAGCGCGGACCACGGCGGGCACTGCGCCGCCCGTCAGGGTGGCCACGGCAACCTCTTGCGGGCTGAACTCGCCGCCGGTTGCCGCCTGCGTTGCCTCGATTGCAGCCTGTGTGGCACCCGCTGCAACAGCAGCGCCCGGGATGGTGGCCGCCCGGCCGGCAGGCGTGAACGCTGCCACGGCGCCGACCGCGCGCGGGATGTCCGACGTGCGAAAGCCCGGCTTGATCGCGTACTCGTTGCCGTCGATCGACGATCGCAGGAAGAAGTTGCCGCGCTCGTCCTGGCGCACCTGCACGCCCGGGAAGTTCGCCTGGATGACCTGCACCGTTTCCTGCGGATTGCTCAGCAGCGTGCCAAGGCCGGCCTTGAAGCTGGCAAGCGAGAAGCTGTTGAGCTCCGGCATCGTCGCCCAGTCCGGCAGCGCTTCGGTCTCAGCGGTCGAGCGCTCGCGGCCGGTGACGGCCTCTTGCAGGCGGCCAAAGAAGCTCGGCTGCTCCGCCTGCGGTGCGCTGGCCCAGGCCGGCTGCCCAGAGGCTGCAGCGGCAGCAGCCGGTGCGGCCCCGGTCGCCGCCGCGCGCGCACCCTGAACGACCGGCGCGTCCTGCCAGCCCATCGCTACGGCTTCCGGCGCACGGTGCCGTCCGGCGCGGTGAAGGTGGTGCCGCTCGGCAGCGCGTTGTACTCAGCATCGGAGGCGATCCGGGTCGGCTGCTGCGGCGCGGCCGGCACGTCCGGAGCAGATGCCGGCACGCCAAGGCGCCGCTCGATGTTCGTGCGCGCCTTGGTGAGCAGGCGCGAGGCTTCGTTCAGGTTGGCCCGGAACTGCGCCTCGGATTGCACGCGCGTGAGGTTCTGCAACGCGGCCTGCAGCTTCTCGCCCTCCGCGTTCGACAGTTGGCCCATGCCCTTGATGTTCGGGATCTGCGACAGGAAGGCCTGCGAGCCGAGGGTGTCGATGAGTGCGATTGCGTCTGCATCCTCGTCGCTCAGCAGCGCCGGGATCCGCCCCTCGATCGAGCCGACAACATCGTTCAGGCCGGGCGCGTTCAGCACCCGCTGCACGGTGTTCAGCATGTTGTCGATATTGGTCGTGGCAGCATCGGCCTCTGCCACGCGCTCGCGCAGCCTCGTCTCGCGGGCTGACTTCGCCTCCTCGATCTTCATCTGCAGTTCGGTGCGCTTGAGCGCGTTCGCCTCGCGCGCGAGCGCGGCCTGCATCGCCTGGATCTGCATGGTCTGGCGCTTGAACTCCGGCTCGAGCTTCAGCACCTCGATCTCGTAGCCGCGCTTCTCAAGCTCCTGCAGCGCGTTGGATTCCGCGTACTTGGCAGTAACGGCGGCGGTCGTCGCATCCGAGCGCGCCTTGGCCACGGTCGGCTCTTGCAGCTCATCCGCCCGCCGCTCGCCGCCCAGCGACTTGAACGTCTCGCCGAACTTGTCCGGATCGACTGCGGCGATCTGCATCCCGACCAAGCGCTCCGCGTAGCGCGGATCCTTTTCGGCCAGCTTGGCGAAGGCGTCGACCGAGTTGGCTTCTGCCTCGTTGCCGCTGTTGCGCAGCGCCTCTGCGCGCGCCTTCAACTGCGCTGCAACGATGTCCGGCCGGCCAGCCTGGAAGCCTGCATAAATCTGCCCGTTGAACTGCAGCTGGCTGCGCCGCTGATCGGCCGACAGCGCGTCCCAGCCCTGCTTCAGCTGATCCTTCAGCTGCGGGACAGCGGCCAGCACCTGCGCGTAGTCCTGCGCGCTTGGCGTGGCCTTGGAGAAGTACTGCTGCAGCGCCTGCTGCTGCTGCGCCTGCGCCTGCTTTTGCGCCTCGATCTGCTGCTGCTTCAGCGCGCGCTCTTCCGCCGTCTGGGCAACAGCATCGCCAAAGGCGAAGCCCTGCATGGCGCGCTGCAGCGGGTCGGCGACGTCGATCTCATAGCGAATCGGCCCCACGTCGCCTCCTCAGTACGGCAGGCCTTCGCCGGCCTGCGTCGGGTCGATCGTCCCGTAGCCCATGCCAGACGAGCCGAAGCCGATCGGCATGCGCGGCATCCCGCGCCACATGCCGCCCATGGCACCGATGCCGCCGGCCAGGGCGCCGATCTGCTGCATGCGGCCGCGCGCTGCGCCCATGATCCCGCCAGCGTTGGCCGCGCCCTGCTGCGTCATCAGGTTGGCCACATTGCCCGCAAGCCCAGTGCGGAACTGCCCCTGGTTGTTGGCCGCGTTCAGGCCCATCGCGGACAGGCCGCCAAGCCGCTGAAACTGCTGATCGATCGTCTGCGCGAGGAGCTGCGGCCGGAAGGTCATCAGCGCGCCCTGCGTGTTGCCGCCGCGCAGACCGCCGGTCGCCGCGGCGTTCTGCCGGATGGCGTTTTCGCCTTGCGTGAGCAGAGAGGTGAACTGCGGCGAGGCTTCCAAGCCTGCAAGGGCTGCAGCCTGCGCCTCGGCACCATTGGCGCCGGTCAGATCGAGCTGGGCATTGAATGCAGAGGTGCCGCCGCTGGAAAACGGCGACAGCAGCTGCTGAATGTCGGTCCAGGCGGCGCGCTGCTCATCGATGCCCATCTGCGCGGCGCGCATCTGCGCGTCTGCCGCGCTGCGAGCCGCCCGCGATGCGCTCCGGCCCGACATCCACGAGCCGAGCATCCCTGCGCCAATACCGAGAAGTTGTCCGAACATGCCGCGCCCCCGCCGTTACGCGAGCCGCTGGCAGCTCAGACCTCTCTCAGCTTCCCCGACAAGGGGCGCGCGGATTATGGCAGCGGGCTATGCGTAGCCGGGAAGCGATAGAGAAACGCTACTACTCTGCGGGAGTGTCGGCCGCTGGCTCAGCACCCTGCGGCGACGTCTGCGGTGCCGCTTCGGGCTGCTGGGCAGGCGGATTGAGCATTGCAACGAGCATCTGCGCGCCGAGCATCTGCTGCTGCAGGGCGAGAGTCAGTTGCAGGCGCTGGTGATCGTTCAGGTCGAGTTGCATCAGTGAAGCTCCAGGCTGGAAAGGCGTCGCTCGAATTCCTGCACCTTGGCGACGAGCAGCGGCACGACGCGCTCGTATTGCATGCCATCCGGTCGTCCTTCCGCATCGAAGTGCACGAGCATCGGTGTGATCTCTGCGACTTCCTCGGCGATGAAGCCGTAGTGACGGCGCTTCGGGTCGTCGGCTGCGGCGCGCGAGCGGTAGGTTATCGGCCGCAGCTTCAGGACGATGGAACTGTCGTCAACGTCCTTGATGTCTTGCTTGTAGCGGCGCGACGAGGTCGAGCGCAGCAGGTTGTTGCTTGCGGCCGAATCGAGGAAAGCGTTTGCAGCGCTCGCCGTGGTGCCTATCGATGCGAACGAGACGGCGCCGGCCGTCGAAAACTCCATCGTATTGACCACGCTCGCACCCATGCGAAAGCGCAACGGCACAGCAGTGCCCGAACCGACGGTGATGCAGTCAAAGACAGCAAGCGAAGAGCTCGGAATGAGAGCGAACTGAATAACAGCGCAATTGGTGACGCTGCTCGCTCCGTACATGCTGAAGCCGACTGTCGTCCCGGTGCCGTTTGGCGCAAAGACGACCGCCGTCTGCCCGTTTGTCACGTTGGATTGAATCAGCGTGCGATTGGCGACAGTGGCATCGCTAAAGTCGCCGCGGATGAACCGCGACACGCCCGAGACGTTCAGGTTGCCCTCGACTTGAAACCGGACGCCGGGATCGGTCATCGTGGGGCCGACGTTCATGTTCCCGCTTGGGTGCAGGTGCAGCGCGTTGATAACGCCGCTAGTGTTGTTATGCACGCGCCAGCGGTGCGGCTCGCCGTCGCCAGACCCGGAGCCGACATTGAATAGGATCGAATCCCACAGCGCCCCCGTGCCCGGCACGAGCGCACACTGCTGCACCTTCGATGCCGTTGCGTAGGTCGACGACGCCCACATGCTGAAGCCCGTGGACGTGGCGGTGCCGTTCGGGATGATGTTGAAGTTCGTATTGCCGTTCGTCGTCGACGACTGAAACGACAAGCGATTCGAGAAGGTCGCATTCGACATATCGCCGGTGATGCGCCGCCCCGTGCCGGCAAAGGTGATGTCCCCCGCGATGCCGACCGCCGTAAAGTCGGTGCCGTTGCTCGTGACGTTCGCGATGCCGCCAAACGCGCCGGCGTTGTTGTATTGGACTTGCGTGCTGGAGCCGCCGGGCGAGCCGCCACCGCCGCCGCTAATGGTCACGGTTACGGTATTGCCGACGCGCGCAGCGCTCACGCCTGCGCCGACGAAGTTCACGACATCAACGGTGCCGGCGGCGCCGAGGTTGGTGCCCTCGTCTTGAAACTGCACCGACGCTTGACCGGATCCGCTGTTGCTTAGTACGCCCCCCGACAAAGAAAGGCCGGCCCCGATCGTGATTTCTTGGACGCTTCCGGCGCTCCCCGCAGATCGACCCAAGAGGCGCGCGTCGGTGACGTTCTGAATCTTGGCGTAGGTGACGGCCTGCGCGTCGATCGCCCAAGTCGCACCGCCGCCCGACACGGTAATGTCGCCCTTGTCGCCGTCACTGACGCCGGCGGCCGACCAAGTCGGGGCATTGCCCGCCCCTTGCGACGTGAGCACCTGGCCCGCCGAGCCCGCGCTGCCGCTTAGGAAAATGCGCGAGCTCGACGCGTAATTGACTGTCCCTCGGAACTCGACCCCGTAGCCGGTCGGCGTCGGCAGAGAGTTAAACGTGTTGTGATTGAAAATCCACTGGCCGCCTTCGACCAAAGACGTTGTGTAGGTGCCAGGTTGAAAGGCGAAGTTGATAGAGTTCCTTCCCGACCATCCGCTTTGCGGATAGCTCAGGATCGTTAGCCCTTGGTCGTCGCCCTGCAACCCGGAGTAGATGAACGCACTTGCGACCGACACGTCGCGATTGCGCAGCGTGAGCGCGGCGGATACCTTGCCAGTCGTCGGCCGTATTTGAAGGTTGGCGATGTCGCCCGACCCGACAAGTGCAAAAGTGTCTGCGTCGCTAACCCCGATGCCGCTTTGCACGTTTACAGTCGTCCCGGCGCCGAACACGACGCGCCGCGTCAGCGGGTTGAAGGTAAAGGCGCTGCTGCCGTCGAAGGTGTTGCCGTTATTGAACTGAACCGCGAAGTTCGGCCCGCCTGGCGCGGCTTGCGGTGCCGGCGGTGCCGGCGGCGGTGCGATCGGCACGGCTACCCACGCGCCGTCCTGGCGCCCGTAGATCGTGCCGTCGCTCGGCGCGTCGCCGATCGAGCGCCGGAAGAGCTCGAGAATATCCTTCTGCGCGCTCTCAAAAGCGACGACCGTCTGCGGCAGCTTGAACCAGCGCGACAGCTGCTCGCGGTCAACCGGCCGCGTGAGCGGATAGCCGGCCATCACTCAAGCCCTTCGATGCTCGCTTCCAGCCTGGCGAACGAGGCGCGCACGTCGCTTGTGCCGCGGAAGCGCTGCATCCGATAGTTGCGCATCAGCCCTTGCCGGCGCCACAAGATGCGCTGCAGCGTCTCGCCCTGCTTGCCTGCCTTGGCCGGCATCAAGTTGGACCAGCTGCGCCCGTCGAGGCTGTATTGCGTCCAGACGGTCGGGTCCGCACCCAAGGCGGCGCCGCCTGGCAGGCTGACGAGCTCAAGGTCGTAGAAGATGGCGCGGCGGCCTTCGTTGTAGACGATCTGCGTGCCGAATTCCCAGCCGACCGCCGCGCCGTAGTGCGTGCCCACCGTGTCGGACAGGTAGCCGTGCGCCGTGCTTGTCGGGTCGGCGACAAGCCACTTATCGAAGCACCACACGAGATCGCGCGCGCGGTACGGCGCTGGCTCGGCAACGCCAGAGTCCAGCGTGAACCAGATCGCCTGCCCGGCTTCACCGGAGGCCTGTGCATCGAACGCCAGCGTGCGGTCCTGCAGGTGCACGAGCAGCAGCTTGTGCGACTTGTCGATCCGCTCCTCGAGCACCGCGGCCGCCAGCTGCGCCTCGGTGTAGTCCTGCAGCAGCGTGTCGATCTCGCGCGTGGAGACCTTCTGCGAGGTGCCGCCACCGCCGAACCAGATCGCCGGCGGCTCGTTCAGGCCGCCGCCCAAGAAGGCGATCTTGTCGGCATCGAACACGATGGCCGCATGCGTGCCGACTGCGCCGCGATGGATCTGCGCGCCCTCGTTGCGGATGAACGGGAAGCCAGGGTTGCCGAGGTTCGTGTAGACCTCAGTCGTGTAGCGGCCGACAGCGTGCGCCTCGTTGCGCACCTTGAGCACGCGGACCACCGGGTCGGCGTCGAGCTCCGCGCTGCCGTACTTCAGCGGGTCGACTGCGGTCGGATCGTTCAACTCGGTGACGATCAGAAACTCGCCATCGGTCGTCATGAAGTAGCCGTCGACGTAGGTCACGTCCAGCACCTGGCCAAGGTCCGGGTCCGTCACCTGCGTGAGCGTCTGCCCGTTCCAGTAGTACAGGCGCCCGCCACTGGCCACCGCAAGCCGGTCAAACGAGTACGCGAACGAGCAGCGTCCGCCGCTGCCCACGTCGCCGATCTCGGTATGGCCGCCGCTCGAGTTCACGCGCACGAGCTTCGTGCCCATGACGCGGAAGCACTCGCCCTTCCAATTGATGCCGCCGCGGCTTAGGCCGGGCCCGGTGCCCCACTGCACCACGCCGTCAGCAGGCCGCAGGTAGCCCGCCGAGATGCCCTGACTGCTCAGGACCGGGATCAGGTTGCGCGGGTAGGAGGTGCGGAAGTCGACCGAGGCGTTATCGGCGTAGACCCCTGAGAGGATCGGCAGTTGCACAGCACGTCACCAGCCTTCGCCGGTCATGATGTGCAGGTTGCTGGCGCCCGCCGGTGCGATGTAGCCGATGTTGTTGTCGCCGTCGCCCTTGCTGATGATCACCTGCGAGTTGGGCGGGACGGGATAGTCGGCAGTCGTCGCGGTCTGCGCGCCGTTGCCCACGCGCACGTAGATCGGGTTGGCCGATTGATTGGTGCACGCGACCTGCTTGGCCTGCGCGTCGATCGCGCGGTTGGCACTGGAGGCAGCGGCCGAAACGATCGCGCCGGAGCCGTAGGTCGGTTGAAACGGAGCCCGGATGCCCATGCTTGCCTCACTTCTTCCTGATGGCTTTGACCATCTGCATCTGCTTGTTCAGCAGCGACTCTGCAGCGCGGATGCGCGCCGGATTGGACTTCAGCTCGGCCATGCGCTGCATGGTCCGCAGATCGTCCTCGGCTTGCCAGCGCGCCTGCTCGGCTTTGTTCGGACCCATGACCGCAAGTGCACCTTTCTTCGTCGCCATGACTCACCCGATCCTGTACCAGTTGCGGAACACGCCGTCGAAGCGCAGCCGGAAGAACGCGTTCGCCGCCAGCGTTGTCGGCGCGCCGACCACAGTTGCGCCATTACCTGCCACGGTGAGCGTGGTCACCGCCTGCGTGCACATGACGATCAGTTCCTGCCCGTCTTGGCACAGCGCCTGCGCGGGCAGCGTGATGGTGCCGGCGGCATACCCCGCGGCCGGCGTCAGCAGCAGGAACACGCTGGCGCCATCGGCAGGCGGCGCGATCTGCACGTTGAAGCCCGTCGCCACCGGTGCCGCGTACTGCGCCACCGGGCTGCCTTCCTGAATCTGCCCAAGCACGAAGGCCGACAGCAGCGACAGCGAAGCCTTGCGGGTGTCGCCCTGATCGTTCGCGTAGACCGGGATCTGATCGCCAGCCGAAAGCGACTGCAGCGCGGAGAGGTTGTTGATCGTTGTCACGAGTGGAACTCCAGGTCGCTGTCGGGGTTCGTGGTCAGCGGCGCGACAGGCGTCGGGTTGAACACCTCGTCCTGCGACCAGCGGCGATTGCCGGCGCCGACCGGCAGCGTCTGCGGGAACTGCTGCTCCCGGACATTGAGCGAGGCCACGCGCGACAGCAGCGCGTTGTAGCCAGCCACTGCGGCGGCTTTCGTCTCGCGGCTGACCTGCTTGCCGATGGTCGGACCCAGCCGCACGGCGAGGTTCGCGATCACCGCCTGCACCGCCTCGTCGCGGATGCCGCTGTCCTGATCCGGATCGCTCTGGCCCGGCTCGGAGGCCTGGTTGTAGCCGATGCGGATGCCGACCGCGTTCCACGTCGCCATCAAGGCATCAAGCCTGCGCAAGGCGCCCTCGATCTGCTCTGGCTGCAGATCGAACTCATAGTTCGCCACGCCGATCTCCTCGAACGCGGTGGCGATGAGCTGCGCCTTGGACCAGGCCACTGCTACTCCTCGGCCTTGCTCTTCTTCGCGGCCTTGGCAGCCTTGGCAGCCTGCTCCGACTCGTGCGCAGCGCGCGCTTCCATCGGCGTCAGGTGCCAGCCCTCGCCGGTTGCCGCCTGGATGTCTTCATCGGCGACGACCTTGTAGTCATAGCCGCCGTCTTGCAGCGGGAACGGGCCCGGGAACTTGTAGACCATCGTGTTCGACATCGCGGCTCCTGATAGGCGATCTCTATCGCGCGGCGCAGTGTAATCACGGCCGCTTGATGACGCGGCGTGGCGTTAGAGGACGGCGCACCCAGTTCTCACCCCCGGTCGGCGGCACGCCGACAAAGCCCGCAGCGTCGATCGTCGCCCCGGCCAGGGTGCTGCCGAGCATGCCGGTTACAGCAGGCGCGGTAACGGTGCCGGAGGCCGACATCGATGCGCCGGCCAGCGTGCTGGCTAGGGCGGCGCGGTTGTTGACGATGCCGGCCGCGCTGATCGTGGCGCCAGCGAGCGTGCTGGCCACTGTGCCCAGGACGTTTGCGCTTCCGGTGGCCGACATGGTGACGCCCGCGAGCGTGGTGGCGAGCGTGCCGGAGACGCCTGCCGAGCCGACCGTGCCGGATGCGGCGCAGGTGACGCCATCGAGGGTTGACGCGAAGGTGCCGCGGTTGTCGACCGTGCCGGACAGCGCGCCGGTGACGCTGGCGAGGGTAGATCCAAGTGTGCCTGTGACGCCGGCAGGCTCGGTGCCGAAGAACGCATCGCGGGCAACGTCACCGGCCGGGCTGGCTTCGCCCCAGACGTAGCTGCCACCGCGCAGCCGTGGGGTGACCTGCGGGTTGCGCCACTCGAGCGACATCTAGCCGTGAATGATCTTGCCCTGCCCGCGCAGGGTGCCGCTCGACGTGGTCGACGTCAGGCAGACGTACATCAGGCAGGAATCGTTCGGGATGTTCGGCAGCCCCAAGGCCGCCCAATCGCCCTGCTCGGTCTTGTTCGCCAGCAGCAGCGGCAGCACGGTGCGCTGGCGCGTGCACGTGAACCCGAAGTTGCCCGCCACCGTCGTGCTCGCGCTCAGGGTCACGCTGTTGATGCCGCGGATGCGCAGGCCTTGCTGCGCGACCGGGATCAGCGGCGTCAGCGGGATCATGCGGCCAGCGCGCAGCGTGCCGCCGACCGCCTGCACGTTCAGGTTGCCGGTGCTAGCGTCGTTGTACGTGACGTTGATCGTCGCGTTCGATGCCGTGGCGCCGCCGTCGGTGTAGACCTCGAGGAACCACTGCACGTCGCTGTAATCGCTGGCGCCCAAGCGCGCCGCAGGCGGGTTCAGCGCGGCCGGATCGAGATCGAGGCCGGTGATCGTCTGCGCCGTCGTGACGTTCAGGACCAGGCCACCCATGTGGGCGATGCGGTCGTGCACCTCGATCGACTGCGTGGCGTTGCCGGACTGCAGCGCCATCCAGCCGAGGTAGGAGGTCGCTGGCGCGGTCTGGTTGGTGAAGTCCGGCGCCCCCAGGGTGGCTTTTGTCGGCACCGCCGGCGTGGTGCCCGGAATGGCGCCCTGCGCCGGCTGCCCGGTGGCGCGCCAGAAGGACAGCAGCTGGCCCGCGGCCGCGTTCGCGATGCTCGATTTGTCGATGACCAGCCGCGAGGCGTTGTTGGCCAGCGCGTCGAGAAACTGATCGAGCGTGGCGATCGTCATGCGTTGCCCTCGGTCAGGCTGGCGGATGTGACCGACACCTGCACACCGGCCGTGATGCTCGTGGTGTTCAGGTTCAGATCCTGGCCGCTGGTGCCGACCGACAGATCGGTCACGAACGCGCCCGTGCTGTCGACGATGCGTGCCCAAGTCGCCGTGCCGGTGGCATTGGCAGAGGCGTCCGCCGTGATCGCGGAGAGGGTCAGCACGCCGCCGCTGGCCGATGGGGCGCAGGGATCACTCAGCGTGAGCTCAGCGAGCAGCGTGGTTGCGGCGCCGCCCGTGGCCGGACGGGTGCCGTCATAGATGCGGAGCAGGCCCGCGCCTGCGCCGGCGTCGATCGCGTCGCGGATGACGTTCAGGCGGCTGTTGCGGATTGCGGTGGCCAGGCCTAGTGCCATTTGGTCGCCTCGCTTTTCTTGGTGTCTTCAGCCCAGTGCAGCGCAGCGCGCACCGCCTTGCCGCGGGTCGCTTCCGAGCCGCTGTGCTCGCGCGTGCTGCCGTCGGCCAGATACACGCGGGCCAGCCATGGCCACAGCGCACCCGGTGCAACCTCGGCCGGCACGAAGTACTCGTGATAGACGCGGCGGCCGGCGGTCGGGATCGATTCCGCAGGGCGTTTGCGGCGCAACAGGCGGGCAAAGAGCTTGATGAGCTTGCGCATGGGAGCCTTGAAAGAAAAAGCGCCCGCACTGAGGCGGGCGCGTTCTGCTGCTTGCGATGCCCGCCGCCTTACGGCTGCGAGAACATCACGATGCCGCTCATCTCCGGCTGCTTGTTGACCACACCGAAGCGGCAATCGAGGCGGTACTTGGTGATCATGGTGTTGATGTCGAACTGCTTGACCATGACCAGCTCGAAGCCCTGATCCGTCGACCCGCGCATCACGGCCGCGCCGGACTCGGTCGGCACCGCAAGGCGGGCCGGCAGGATCTCGAGCGCGTTCTTGTGGAAGAACGGGTTCAGGAAGCCGGCAGCGGTGTTCAGCGCGGTGAGCGCGGCGCCGTTGGCAGGCGTCGCCGTCACGTTCTTGTACTGCTGCTCGGCCTGCGTCGGCGACGAGTCGGCCGCGATGATCGGCGGCGAGATCACCCAGACGTTCGCGCCAGCCGTGCCGCCACCGGAGGTGATGCTGATGAGGCGGAAGGTCTTCAGCTGGCCGGTGTCGGCCTTGGTGATCTGATGCACCGCGTTCACGCCGGCGAGGGTGAAGCTGTCGCCAGCCTTCCACGCGCCGCCCGCGCCGACCGTGATGTTGATGGTCTGGTAGCGGTTGTCGACGTTCTGCACCTCGCCCGTGCCCGCCGTGCTCGTGGCACGCGGGACGTAGCGCTGGTTGGCACCGTTGACCACCGTGCCTGTGCCCGGGACGCAGGCAGCCAGGCGCGGCGTGTAGTCCATTTTGTAGGCAGCAAAACCGGCGATGTCGTTGCCGATCAGCGCGCGGCCGTAGGCGTTCTCCGGGCGGCCAGCCATCGTGCCGCGGCTGGCCAGGTTGCTGGCCATGCCGTTGTAGTCACGGGTGCTGATGCCGATGTGGCGATCGCCCTGCGGCACGCCGATCTCGTTCATGCCGGCCTCGCACTGCGCCACGTCATCGAAGCCCGATGCGGCGGCGGTGCGCTTGACCACGATCGTGCCGTGCAGCGAGGCGACGTTCGTGATGGCGACGTTGATGTCGGAGGCGATCCGCTGGCGGGCGGCGTCGCCCAGGCGGTTTTCCTGCAGCGCGTCGCGCAGCTCGTTGGCATCCATCTGCCACGGTGCGGACTTGTGGAAGCCGATGGTCGCGGGGACCGACAGCTGGGTTTTATCCGCGAAGTTCGCGGTCTGATTCAGACCGTCGAACGACTGGATGATGTACGGCATCGGGCGCCAGATGATGTCGCCGGAGCGCGCCATCTCCACGTCGGGCACGCGATAGCGGTCGACGACGTTGGACAGCACGAGGGCGTCCTGAAAGCCCTCCAGCAGGTTCTCGAATGCGACCCGTTCTTCCCGGGAAAATGCGTTTGGCATGGCAGTAGGCCTCGATCAGTCAGGCCGCGCGTTTGGTCCGCTGCTGCTGCCGGTAGGCGAACACTTTCGTGTAGTCCCCGGTGCGCTCAGCTTCCGCGCGCAGGCGCTCAAGCGTTGAATCCACCGTCCCTGAGATCGGGCCGCCGGATGGCAGCTTCTTCTCTGGCAGTGGGGCTTGCTTTCGGGGCGTCACCTTCAATTGCGTCTCCAGTTTCGCAACCGCGAAAGCGAACTTCACGGGGTCTTTGATCGAGGCGAGTTCCTTGGCCTTGTTCGGGTTCTTCCCGAGCGCGTAGACCACCAGCTCGGGCCGTTCGGCCCCTTGAAGGATCACGCCCTGCTGCGTGACGTTCAGCGTCGCCCGGACGTGCTCCTCGGCGTCGTCGAAGTCCTGGACCTTCAGCCCGGCTTTCGCCTGCTGATAGCCCTGCAGCTTGGCCTGCCACGCGGCTTGCGCCTCGCTTTCGGCCTGTTCGCGTTCCTTGGCTTCCTGTTCCGCCTTGGCCTTGCGGCTGTTCCAGGCAGTCCAGTCGGCCTTGAACTTGTCCGGATCGAAGTCGCAGCCTTCTAGCGTGGGCTCGTCTCCGACCACTGTCGCCTGCGGGGCGGGCTGGGTCTGATCGAGCTTGGCGCGAAGTTCGCGGTTCTCTTGGGCAAGTTGCCGGTGTTGCTTCCGCAGCTCACGAACCCATTCGGGCGCGCGGCCTTCATCCTCGTCGGAGGGCGGCGACTCCTCCCCGATGGTGACCAGCACTTGATCCGGCGTCTCTGCAGCCTCGGCTGTTGCCTCGGTCGCCTCCGCTTCGGGTTCGCCTTCGGCCTCTTGGGCTTGGGACTGTTCCGCTTCGGGTGCTTCGTCGGCCTCTTCGCCGACCACAGTGACACTGACCTTCTTTGCTGACCCCTCGGCTGCTGCCTGCGTCATCGTTCGACCCTGTTTCAACTCGCAGATCGTGGTTCTGCGGAAACCGTGCGGGGCGAAAGATAGATCAGGGCTATCGCGTAGAGGATCGGCGTTAGAGAAACCCTATGCGGGCAGGCCCGCCTGTGCGGCCGCTGGCTGGGTGTTCGCCTCTCGGATGGCAGCCGTCACGTCAAGCGCGTTCTGCAGTTCCATGCGATCGACGCCGGCCAGGATCTCGGTCGTCTCGGCGCGCTTTTTCTCGGCTGCGGCGATCGTGTCGATCGTGTCGGCGCGCGCCTTGGCAGCCTTGGCCACGGCCTCCTCGCCCATCGCGGCCATGAGCTGCGCCTGCGGGTCCGGTCCTTGGCCTTCGGCCTCAGCGGCCATGGCGGCAAGCTCTTCCTCGGTCGGCTTGATGACGCCCATGCGGACCAGGCGGGTGCGGAACCACTTGCGCGTGTCCTGCATCCCCTCGCCTTCAAGGTTCGTCATGATCTGCGCAACCAGAACGCGGCGCTCTTCCGGATCCTGGACCAGTTGCAGCAGCGCGGTCAGGGAGCGGACCAGCGCGGAGCGGCGGGACGAACTGGCCGGCCCGACTTCGACAGTCACGCCGTACTTCGCGCGCTTCAGGTCGTTTTCCATGCGCTGCTCGCCGGTCTGCTCATCGACGATCGGCCGCAGCAGTTCCACGCTCGACACCTGCCCGTCGGTCGACAGCGCGCGCATCTTGCGGCCTTCCTCGACGTAGAGCTCCTTAGCCATGGACAGCCACACCTCGCCGGCGCGGCGCAGGCTCTTGGCCATGTTCGAGATGTAGATGAAGGTCTGCATGTCCAGCCGCTGCTGGATCAGCTCGACGGTCTTCTCGGCGATGTTGCTGACCATCTTCTCGCCGGCCTGCGCGTTGCCAAGCAAGTCCTGCAGATCCTGCTCGGTCACCTGCAGCAGCGCGGCCAGTGCTGGCGGCACCTGTGGCGGCTGCGTGTACGCCATCGGGCCGGCCGGCATCGGGTTGCCGTCCAGATCGGTGACCGGATTCAGCAGCAGGTAGGGATAGTTCTTGACGTTGTCCTCTTCCCACATGACGGCGTGGCCGCTGATCTGCTGCGGGGTGAGGATCGGCTTGCCGACGCTCGACAGCGCGGTGATCTCGCCGAGCTTGCTGCGCTCCATGTTGGCCAGACGCTGCGCGTCCTTGGCGAGGCGCACGTGACCCATGCAGCGCTCGACGCCGTCGATGAACCAGCGCTTGCCGTAGAACGGGATCACCGGGATGCACGAGCCGGCGATGTAGCCCTCGTCCTCGAGCACCTTGTGCGCGCCTAGCAGGTACTTGTGCACGCGCTTGCGGGTCAGCCGCTTCTGGCCGACCTTCTTGAAGCCGGTGGCGATCAGCGTCTCCAGCTTGCCCGGCAGCCGCTCCTCGGTCGGCTCGTCGTCCGCGTCTTCTTCGGCGTCATCCTCCAGCTCGGACTGCGGGACGAGCATCTCCTGCCCGTCCAAGCCCTTGAACCGGTGCACGATCTCGGTCTCGTGCTCGATCTCGTAGTACTCGCAGAAGTAGACGAGATCGGGAGTAGCCCAGTCGAACTCCTGCTGCGTGACCTCTTTCGGCCACTGGCCGGGGTCGTCGCCGAAATCGTCGACGTAGCTCTGACGGTCGCGCGAGTGCAGCACGTAGCAGCGCGTCGCATCGCTCTTGTCCTGCCGCTTGGCGTCCAGATCGAAGAAGACGCAGCTGTCCGCGTCGAAGATCGGCTCGAAGGCGATCCGCTGCCGATCGTTCTCCTCGTCTTCCTCATCCTCGTAGCAGGCGCGCAGGCGAAAGGCACCAAAGCCGCCGCCGACGCCCTCCTCGAACGCGTTGTCGACCGCCTCCTCGCCGCAAGAGTCCGCCATGTCGGCGCGGAACAGCGAGTCGCAGGTGTCGGCCAGGTCGTCGGCGTCCTCGCCGTCGCGCGGCTGGAAGTCGACCGTGATGCGGTTGTTCCGGTACTCGTTGAAGATGCGGATGACAGCGAGGTGCGTCTTGTTCACCTCGAACCGCGGCTTGTTGTCGAACTGCTCGGCAAGCGGACCTTCCCACTGCGCGCCCGCGATCGAGTAGAAGCGCCGGTCCTGCAGGCATTGCATGCGCTCATCACGCTGCGCGGCCTGGATCCGGTTCCATTCGGCCATCGCGCGCTGGTGAACCTCGTTCAGGCGCTGCTCTTTCGACTTGCGCGGCATAGTCTGCCCCTATCACGATCCACGTGAAACGCGGCGCAGTCTATCGCCGGCGACTGAAGGGCGAGTAGGACGGGCGAGGAACAATGGCCGCCGGCGCAGGCGCTTTCGGCAGCAGGACACGGTGCTCGCCCGCGCCAAGCATCAGGTACTGCAACGCCTCGCACGGGTGGCTGTAGGCGTTCTTGACCGGCTCGTTGCGGTAGCGCTCGTCGCCAGCCACCTTGACGCGGGCGAAGGCGTAGCCGCCCTGCATGCCCTTGCGCGTGACCTTGCAGTCCGGATGGATCAGGAAGCCCGGCTCGCCGTCGATCATCCGCCGCAGCGCCGCTGCAACCGACTCCGTGCGCTTGGCGAAGTCGTTCGTCGGCGCCGGCTTGGCCGTGATGCCGTTGGCCTCCAGAAGCTGAAACACGGTCCGCTCCTCGCTGTCGCCTGGCTGGCGCTGATCGCCTGCCGGGTCGCCGGTGATGCGGCGCACGGTGGCTCCGGGAAAGTGCTCGCCCAGGAAGCGCGTGAGCTCGCCGGCAAAGCGGATCACGCCGGTGTCCTCGGTCACCAGCTCGCGCCGGAAGCGCCACTGGCCGTTCGGCATCTGCTGGCCGATCACCGCGGCCGGCGTCAGGCCGAAGTCCAGCCCGACATCGATCGGCAGCGTCGGCACGATCTCGAACGGCTTGCAGTGCGTGCTGTCGCGATAGTCCGGGTAGACCGGCATCCCGTCCTTCACGAAGCCGTACTCGTTCGCGAGGTTGACCTTGATCCAGTCCTCGTCCTTGCCCTCTGCGCCGCGCGTGTAGTAGCCCTTCGGCAGGTTGCCGATGTTCTCTGCCAGCGGGTTCTCGACCCACGGCGAGTCCTTGTCCTGCCGGATCAGGCCGCCGGGCTGCGTCAGGAACAGCCAGCCCTGCGGCTGCTGCTCCTCGGCCAGGCGGTAGAACCAGTGATCGGTGTCGCAGGCATTGGTGTCGCCGAAAATCCCGTACCACGTCGGTGCAACGTCCTGCGGGTAGCGCCCGACGCGCAGGTCAAGCATCTGCACGACGGCGAACGGAAGCTCCTTCACCTCGTTCAGCCAGCCGCCGGTCAACTGCAGGCCACGCAGCTTCTTGACGTGATCCTCCTTGTCGAGCGCAAGGAAGATCAACTCGGCCTCGACCCTGCTCCCGTCTTCGAGGTTGAACGCGAGGAAGTGCGTCGGCGGCTCCAGTCCGCCCTTGACGAGCCCGTTCGTGCCCCGGCGCTTGTCGCCCAGGTCTTCGAACATCTCGATCCAGTCCTTGACCGTGGTGGTCAGCAGGTCCGGATACGTGTTGCGGACGGCAGCCCAGCGTGAGCGGCGCACACCCTGCGCATTCGGTGCCTGCCCGCACATGCGGCGGAACAAGCGCCAGCAGCTGGCGTTCGTCTTGCCGCTGCCCAGTGGCCCGCGGATGAAGGTGCGCGACTCGTCGGCGAGGATGTAGCGCTCGAGTGTCTCGCCGGCCGGGCGATAGGCGAACTCGACCTGCGGCATCAGCGCTTGCGGCCCGTATAGTCCTTGACGATCACGGTCGTCTCGCCTTCGACCTTGAGCTTGTCGTTCAGCATGCCGAGGTGCCGCGCAGCCAGCGTGAGCGCGGCGACCTTGTCGTGCAGCTTGGCCTTCTTCGTGGTCACCAGTGGCGCGTCGTCGCCGCCCATCTCCGCAACGTCGACCGCGGCCAGGGCCGCAGCGGTGTCAGCAGAGAGTTCGTTCGGCTTCTTCATCGAACCGTCGGCCCGATACAGTTCGCGCACGTCGGCAAAGGCAATGCGGGCGATCTCCTCCAGCACGCGGTCGGACGTGATGTTCGTGCGCCGCTCGCGCGCCTTGAACGCCTTCTCAAGGTGCTCTTTCACGTCCGGCCGCTGCAGCAGCTGGTAGCCCTTCTCGGCGGCCGTGCGCGGGCTGAAGCCGGCGCGGATGGCGGCTTCCTTCGCGTTCAGGTCGACGAGGTATTCGGCGACGAATTGGCGTTGCCTCGGAGTCATGGCGTCATTTTCCCGCGTCTGTCACTTGCCCGACTTGGGCGGTAGAGGCACGACGTAGCGGGCAAAGCGCCGCTGCGCCGCGCGTTGATCCTTCACCCCATGCCCGCTGCCAAGGTGCACGAACGAGCACGCCTTGCAGCGGTACGGATGGATGCCTTCCTCGGTCTGCCGCCGCACGCGCTTGGCCTCTTTCTCGGCAGCAGCCCAAGACGTGTAGCTGCGCTTGCCCTTGCAGCCGACCTGCCGGTAGCTCATTGCAGCGTCCCGCTCGGCTCGAATGTGATGATGTCGCCGGGCTCAGAAGCGACAACATCGCCGTCCTTGTCCACGATCACGATGTCTACGCCGGCATGCTTTTCGGCGGCCACCCATGCGGCGTTGTGGCACAGCGTCGCCCATTCGCGCGTCGGGATCAGGCGCGTCGCCGGATGCACCATCGCGTGCTGATTGGCCAGCATGTAGTCGCGCACGGCGACGAAGATCTCGACCTGCGCATCGGTCCAGCGGTCGGGCAGTTCGTCGTGATCGCTCACAGCAGCACCGCCTGCTGCGGCAGGATCGGTTCCACCTCGATCTCTGCCCGCGGGTTGCGCTTGTCGATCGCGTGGAACACGTGCTTCTCGCGCACCTGGCGATCGTTGCGGTACACGCCGGCCTGCACGAGATGCCGGTCGAGGTTCTTCGGCTTGGCGTAGCGGTCCTGCAGGATGTCGAGGATCAGCGACTCATCGAGATCCGGCAGTTCGGTGGCGTAGAAGATGCGCAGCGTGACGCGCACGGGTCCGGAGAAGCGGCGCCGCGCCATCGGCGGGATCTGCTTGAGCGCGTCGCGCTCATAGGCCAGCGCCTTTTCGGACTTGATCGAGCTCGGCCGGCCGCCGATCACGACAAGCCGCCGGCTGTTCGCTTTGCTGGCCGGCTCGCCAAGGATGACCAGGCGGACCGGACCGCTGCCGCATGCTCCGGCGTCGTCTGCGCATCGATCAGCCGCAGCGTGCTTTCGCGATGGCCGCTTGGCGTCTGCCGCAGCAATGCCAACGCGCAGCACAGGCGGGAGAGCGGGAAACGCCTCGTCCCCGTCAACGTCCGCTTGCCGCGCTTGTCCGGCTCGCTCCAGTCCAGGCAGGTCTTGTCGCATGTCACGCCCGCCCCTGGCGCCACTGCTGCCCGATCTCGGCGCACGCATAGGCCACCGCGATGCACATGGTCGAGCGGCGCGGCGGCGTGTTGTACGCGCGCAGCATGGCCAGCAGCTCCGGCGTCGCCCGGCGCAGCGGCCTGGCCGTCGGCTGCGGCTTCTCCGGCTCGGCGAACTGCAGCCCGTAGGCTTGGTGCGCAGCAGGTCGTGGTCGACGAAGCCCATCGCCTCACCCCTGCACAAGCGCCGACAGCTCAGCATAGGTCGGCATCGGCCGCGACTTGTCCCGGTACGCATCGAGCATCCGCGCCAGCTCCGCGAGCCGCGCTTCAGCCGCCTGCCGCTGCGCGAGCAGCACGCCGTTCGCCTGGCGCAGGCTGTCGATCTCGCGCTGCAGGTCCGCCTCGCGTCGGCGCGCAAGGAACGCGGACTCCTCGGTCTTCGGCCGCCCATCCCATGCCGAAAGCACCGCGCGATGCTCTTGCAAAGGATCGACAGTCGCTTGTAAGTCGTTGTTTTGCATGACTTCCCCTCGAATGAACCGCGATGAACGCACGTCAGACGGTGTTGCCGCGCCAAGCCGAAGCACCGGACGGCCCGCCCGTCAGAGGCAAAACGCCCGGTGCTGGCGCCTCGTACCGCCGCTGGTTCAGCCAGACCGCAGGCGCCGGGATGAACTGCCCGCCGTCCTTGGTCCAGTCGACCGATCTGGCCCATGCCCGCACCTTGCCGACGATCTCCGCAGACCGTGCCTCGCAGTCGTCCGCCTGCCATTGCGTCAGGCACTTGGCCTTGTTCGCCTTGCGGTGATGGCTTGGCCATGCCTGCCAGAAGTCGACGAACCCAGGCGGCTCGGCCGCCGGTTGTGTTTGTCTTTTCTTGGGATTGGGATTGGGATTGGGATTGGGATTGGGAGCATTGCCTTCGCATTGCGTTGGCATATGCGTTGGCATTGCGTCCGCAGCTGCGTTCGCATTGCCACTTGCATGCGTTCGCATATCGTTGGCATTGCCCCAGCGCTTAGCGGCGGACTGCGCGGCCTTGGTCTTTTTCTCGTTTGCCTTGGCAATCTCAGCGTCGCAGCGTGAGTGTCGCCAGCCTTCAGGCGTCTCTGTAAAGAACTCGCGCAGCACGTCCTCTACGGCCTGGCGTTCGTCTTTGGACTGCGCGCGGACCAGTCGACAGGCTTGGCGCAGATCGGCTGGGATCGGCGCCTCTCTCGTGTAATAGACGTCGAGGAGCCGGCGATAGGCGGCGTCCTCCGTCATACTGAGGTGCGCAGTGGCGCTCGTGTAGTCGCCGATGTGGAACGGATAGAAGTTCACTGCGCCACCCACCTCTCGAACGCATACGGCATCGGCCCGTCATGCTTGTCTGCAAGGAACTGCATCGAGCGGGAGTGCTTCCAGAACTTGAACGAGCCCTCGAACGGCGCGTGACGCTGCTTGGCGATCTTTAGGTACAGGTCCGGCTCGGCGAGCGTGAACGCGTCGTCCTTGCCCTCCTCGATCGCGTCCTCCTTCGGCCGGTTGCGCCAGCACATGATCACGTTGTCGGCCTGGTCCGAGATCGTGCTGCTGCCTCGGATGTCATAGCGGCTCGGCTTGGCTTCTCCGGCCGGCTTGCGCACGTGGGCGACGATGTGGATATGCGCGCCAGTGTCCAGTGCCACGCCGTGCGCGTCATTCAGGAACTGCTGCTGCTCGCCAGCAGCTTCAGTCGACGCGCTCACGATCTTGGTGAGGTTGTCCAGCGCGATGTGATGCATCTGGCGCTCGATTGCAGCCCAGCGGATCAGCGCAATCGCCTCACGGGTGCGCAGCTGGCCCTGCATGTTCAGGATCACCAGCGTGTCGCGCGTGGCCTCCAGGAAGTCGCGCACCGCAGTCGGCTTCGGCTGATCCTCGCAGCACGCCTGGCGCGCCATGCGGGCGCCGACTTCGGCTGCCGTCATCTCGAGCGATGCCAGCATCACCCGGCGCCCCGCCACAGCAAGATGCAGCAGCACCTGCGACAGGACCGTCGACTTCCACGAGCCGTTCTCGCCAGCCCAAACCGTCAGCTCATGCGGACGCAGCCGCATCAGCCTGTGCGTCTTTGCCCAGGGCAAGGCATCGCCGCGCGCGCCCTGGTCCTGCTGCAGGATGGCGATGATCTCGTCCGCAAAGTCGGCCAGCGGCCGGACACTGCCGGCCAGCTTCGGCGCTTCTGCCCAGCGGTCTAGATCGCCGAGATCGAGAGATTCGATGCGCATGTGTCTTTGTTGTTGGATTCGGTTGTCAGGCGGCCGATCAGCCACAGCGCGCCATTAGTCCCGGGCAGCCACTGCACCTCGGGTCCGTAGGTCGGCAGGCCCAGCGCCTTGCAGGCCGAGCGCAGCCGGGAGGTGTCGTAGAAGACGAAGCCCCAGCGGTGCTTGTCGATGTCGAGCAGCTCAATCGGCCCGGCATCGTTCGCGCACAGGCCTCGAAGCACGGGCAGCAGAGCCTTCTCGTCGTCAAACACGATCCGCACCGGCTTGCCCTTCAGGCGAGCAAGGTGCTCTACTGGCCAGCGGGTGACTTGATGGCCGGCGGCGATGCGCAGATCGGCGAGGAGGATGTGAAGCATCACGCTGCCTCCAGCGCGCGCACGCGAGCGCCGCGGGCCAGTTCGACAAGCCATTGCGCCAGCGCCAGCGGCGTGTGCTCGCGTTCGGCCTTGCTGATGTGCGGCCGATAGTCCGTGCGTTTCCGGCTCTGGACGACGTGCGTCGGCTCGTCAATGCGCATGGGCATCTCCGGCACGTCGCGTGGCGCAATCCCTACGATGTAGAGCAGCGTCGCCTTCTCGGCACGGTGGCCGAACCAGTGCTGATGAATCGGCAGCGTCCAGCCGCCCACAGTGTCGAAGCGGCCGGGTGCTGGCAGATCGCAGGCCGCCCACAGTGTCGAAGCGGCCGGGTGCTCAAGCACGCCGCCCCATTGCCGCACCTGCTCGACTGCCCAGGGCGCAAGTTCCTTCTCGTCTGGCCGCGGCTTGGCAAAGGTCCGCAGCCGACCCCATGCGCGGCACGGCGGGTGTGCCACTACGGGCGCGGCACCTGGCCAGCGGCGGGCGTCGCGTTCGATGTCCCAAACATCGCAGCCAAGCAGCGTCTTGTAGACGCTGTCCGAACGTGCAAAAAGGATCGCAACTTTGCGCATCACGCCGCCTCGCGTAGATCCGCCAGTTCGTCCAGATCGAACAGGGTCGGCATGGCGACCTCGGCTTCCTTCGCCTTCAGGTACTGCACACCGTCGAAGAAGTAGCGCGCGTTCAGTTCATGGCCACGGCCGCGGCGCTTCAGATGCAGCGCCCGATACGGCACCGTCATCAGGCCGCCGAACGGATCGAACACAAGCTCGCCCGGCATCGTGAACTGCGTAATGGCACGGTCCGCGATGTCGAACTGCATCGGGCACAAGTGCATCTCGCGGCCTGCCGCAGACTGCGCACCGTTCAGCGTCAGCATCCGCGTGACGTCCGCCCACACTTCATCGGACCAGGACTGCGGCTGCAGCAGCATGAAGGTCACCGGCAGGCGGCCTTGCGCCTCCAGCGCCTCGCCCACGCGCACGTGGTGCTCATAGTCGTAGACCTGATGCAGCGAGTAGTCTTTGAACAGCTTGAACAGCTGCTCGTGCGTCAGCCCGTCCAGTTCTTCGGAGCGCAGCAGGCGGTTGCCGTTGGAGCGGGCAAAAGCGTGGGCATCGATCTGCCAGCGGCTGCGCGAGTACTGGCCCTTGTCCTTGATGACAGGCTCGTCGGCGTAGCTCTTCTCCGTGCTTGTCGGCGGCTTGCGGAAGATCAGCAAGTACTCCGGCATGCCGACGCCCATCTTCGTGCCGTCCTTGCATTGCTCCGTCCAGCCGAGGCGGTAGGTCTGGTTGTTCTCCCGCACCACGTCGGTGACGATCGTCTTCATGCCCATGTAGCCGAAGCCGTGGCGCGTGAAGTGCGCAATCGCGTCGGCGTGAAACGGATAGACGGTCTGGAACCCGAGGCCTGTCAGGCCGCCCGGCACTATCCGGTCCTTGACGTGAATGCAGCAGATCCGCCCGGGCTTGAGGACTCGGAAGAGCTCCGGCGTCAGGAAATCCATCTGCTGCCAGAAGTGCGCGTTCGAGTCCGTGTGGCCGAAGTCGTTGTAGGACGGCGTGTATTCGTACTGCGTGCTGAACGGAACCGACGTCAGGATCAGGTGCACGCTCTCGGATTCCATCGCGGCCGTCTCAGTGACCGTGTCGTTATTGATCGCGGTCCAGCCCTCGCCAGTCACCTCGATGCGCTCCACGCCGATCGACCGTTGCAGCGCCTGCGCGATTGCAGCCTGGCTCATTCCGTACTCCTTGATGATCGCGGTCATGCGCGCCCTTTGCTCGTTGTGCTGTTGCCACTTCTGCTCAAGGATCCGGCGCACCTCACGCTCGGCTTCCGTGTAGATGAGATCGATGCGGACCTGCCGCGTCTGCAGAAAGCGGTGAATGCGGTGAATCGCCTGGATGAAGTCGGCGAACTTGAACCCGATGCCGAGGAAGATCGCCCAGTGGCAGTGCCGCTGCAGGTTGCAGCCGCTGCCGAGCATCACCGGCTTGGCGGCGAGCTCAAGCATCAGCCCGTCGGCAAAGTCCGCCACGAGCTGCTCGCGCTCGTCCAAGTCTTGTGCGCCCCAAACACTGGCCACGCCAGGGATGGCCTTTTCGATGGCGTGCCGCTCGGCCTCGAGGTCGTGCCAGATGATCCGGTGCGCTTGCGGGTTCTCTGCGCGCAGTTCGAGGAGCTTGTCGATCCGCTGCGGCAGGCTCTCGCGCTTCTCGCGCGCGCTGTCCACCACGCCCACCGCCGCATGCTTGAGCAGCCGTCCCTGCCCCCAGGCTTCGTGCCCCGCGTCATCGTGATCGCTCGGCAGCTCATGCCAGCGGATGTCTAGCTCCGGCAGTGAGTAGCCCGCATCGCTGTAGCCAAGGTCGGACGGCCGCTCGATGAAGATCGCCCACGACGCGCACCACAGCCAGAACTCGCGCTCTTTGTGCGGGTGGATCGTCAGCACGTCGGCTTTCGTGCTGTCGCGCTTGAAGAAGCGCGTCTTCGCCTGCCCGACATCCATCACGTCGAGGTAGGCGCTGTAGGCCAGCAGCTCGATGTAGTCATTCGGGCTCGGTGTTGCCGTGGCCACGAAGCGATACTTCACCCCTTCGGTGCGCGTGCCGCTGCGATCGTCGCCAGCAAACAGGCGCATGAAGTTGCGGAACGTCTTGCTGCCACCAAAGCCGCGCAGCACTGCGGCCTCGTCCAGGCTGCTGCCGATGAAGTGCCGCGGGTCCAGCTTCTCGTCGCGCACCGTCTCGTAGTTGGTGATGTAGACGCCGGTGGCTTCGGCTTCTTCGATGCGGCGGATAAAGCGCACCTGCAGGCCAAGCATCACGCCGTCGCGGATGAATTCCTGCCGCACGCCAAGCGGCGCCACGATCAGAAAGCGGCCGCCCGTGTGCTTGACGATCAGCCGCGCGATCTCCAACTGCATGAGCGTCTTGCCGAGGCCGAACGCGGCAAAGATGGCGCGCCGCCCGCCTGAGAGCGCCCACAGCACGATGTCGCGCTGATGCGGCTTCAGGCAGGGCGACAGTTCGGCAGGATCAACATCGATCCCTTGCCGGTCTGCGAGCGTGACTTTCGCGCGCAGAAACTCCTCATAGTTCACGTGCAGTCTCCTTTCAGACGCCGAGGCGCTTGGCAATGGCGCGCAGAGCGGCATCGCGCTGCTCAGGCGTCAGTTCGGGGTGTTCGCGGTCAAGCTCGGCCTTGGCGCGCTCGTAGGCCCAGTAGGGGTTGCCACGCTGCGGAGCAGGCCGTCGGATCAGCGGAAACTCGCGCGGCTTATTCATCGCGGCGGCTCCAGAAGTACAGACGGATCGCCTCGCCAATCAGCGCAACGGCGAGCACGGCGAGCAGCACGAAGAACCAGCGCGCGTCCATCACAGCACCGTCCAGAACTGGATCCGGCGCCGGCCGCGATGCGCCTTGCGCTTGCCTGCGCGGCGAACAAGACGGCGCTTGCACAGAGAGAAGAGCGTCGTGTGCGTGTACTGCAGCGGCAGGCCAGTGCGCGCCGCGATGTCGTATGCGGACAGGCGCACGCCCTTCAGCACGGCGATGATCTGCGTCACCCGCTCGGACTCGACGGTCGATTGCCGCTGCTCTTCCCACGGACCGAGCGGCGAGATCACGCGCGAGGGCAGATCGTTCATCCTGCTCATGGCCGCAAGCCGTCGAAAGGCGTCGTGATGCGGCGCGCCTGGTTCTTGACGATCCGATGCGCGTAGGAGTGATGCACGCCAAACTCGCGCGCAACCAGAGCGGCGTTCGCGGTCTCCGCATACCGTGCCCGCATCGCCTGCACGGTCTGCTCCGGCACCTTCGGCCCCTTGCCGCGCCTGATCTGCCCAGCGCGGATCGCGGCCGAATGCCGCAGGCCAGACGACAGCAGCCCCAGTCGGGCGGCGTGCTGGATCGCTTCTGTGCGCAGCATGTAGCGCTGGTGAGCGGGCTCGAGACAGCGCATCTCGCCGCAGCTCGGCTTCGAAAAGACGTGGCCGTGCTTCAGCTTTCGGCCGCTGGCAGTCCACAGGACGACGCGCGGATCGCGTGTGCCGCAGCAGGCCATGCGAAAGACAGGACGGCCGCCGGTGTTGACGGCGCCGGGCCACAGCAGGCAGGCATCGTCGCGGCGGCAGCGGCCGACGACGTAGACGCCGAGTTCGGCCAGCGTCATTGCTTGCCTCGCAGACGCGGATGCAGCACGAAGCGCCGCGGCTTGGACTCCGGCACGCCCGTGACTAGGCGCAGATCGAGCAGCCGCTGCACGCCCGCATGCACCGCGTTCGGCCAGCGATCAAGGTGATCGGCCAGCTGCGCGCGCGTCAGCCCGTCCGGCTGCTCAGCGAGTAGGGTGAGGATGCGCAGCGGCGTGGTCATCGCTTGCGTGCATCGCATTGCGATGCGTTGTTGTGCAGACAGGCAGGCGGCTCTTCCAACACACTGACCGCATGACCAAACGCATGCCGCTCGAGCACCAAGCGCAGGTAGTCGGACAGCGCACGGTCATCGCGCGCCGCCAGACGCATCAGCGCCTGCTCAAGGCGCTCGCTGACGCGTAGCGGCGGGAGTTGCGAGGTGCACTTCATGTCTGGATTGGTCATGGCAGAACACGCGAGCGAGACGCCCTGCGCGCAGAGAAGAAAGAAGGCCGCGATCGGCTGCGGCCGGAAACTGCCGGCCCATGAGGAGGAGAGGCGTACCGGCAGAGGAGACACAAGGGAGCCCGTGCGCGGTTGCACTACGCAACTTCCGGCGCGAGGACGAATGAGGGCGACGCACGGGGTGCTTTCAGTGCGTCAGTGGGGCTGGCCTTGAGGCGGGGCGCCGAGTTCGTCGCAGGCGACGATCACCTTCTGCAAGGTGTTCGCGCCGGGGTTCTCGACGTGACCGTTGAAGAACTTCGAAAGCCACGAATAGCTGACGCCAGAGCGCGCGGCCACCGTGTCCCATTGCCCCTTGCAGCGATCAAGGGCGCTGCGGGCTCGTGTGATGTCGGGGTGTTCCATGGCGCGCACGTTAGCAAAACGTTGCTAAGCACGCAAGCAACTTATTGCTACAAACAGGCGCGACGATCCGGCATGGCAAAAGAGTCGCTAACTCAGATATTTGCGCGCAACCTGGCGGCGGCAATGGCTGAGTTCGACTCCGGCCGCGGCATCAGTCAGAACCAGCTAGCCAAGGATTCCGGCGTCGGGCAGACAACGATCAGCCTGTACCTGTACCCGCAGCGGCGGGCTGCAACCGGCGGCAAGAGCCCGCCGGGGCCCACCCTAGAGCGCGTGGCGTTGCTGGCCAAGATCCTGCACATCGAGCCCTACCTGCTGTTGCATCCGGACATGCAGCGCGCCCGCCGTGAGCAGGAGATGTATCGCAAGATCGAGGAGGAGTACCGGCAACTGCCTCCAGTGCGCGAAAGGATCGGCGCTTGAACTGGACAGAATTTTGGCGGCGCGTCGCCAAGGCCTGCTACGCCTTTGCATGGGCGATCTTCCTTTGCGGAGCCGGCGTGGTCTTCTACAAGTTCTGGTTCACCAGCGAGAGCTGGGCTGACAGAATCGCTCTATGGGCAGCGTTCGTCATTGCCTCTGCGCCGTTCTGGCTTGCTTGGTGGCTGCTGAGCGGCCTGACGCAGCCGAAAGACGCCCGGCAGCAGTAGCCGAGTTCCGCCGCGCCAATCCCTGCCCTTCTACCGGCCTGCGCGCCGGTGCCTGCCCAGGCTGGCAGGTTGACCACGTTCTAGCCCTCTGCGCAGGCGGCCGCGATCACGCCAGCAACATGCAATGGCTGCGCGATTCCGAGCACAAGATCAAGACCCGCTCGGACCTGAAAGCCTGCCGCCTCCGGCAGCCCCCTCCCCTGGCTGATTAGCAACTCCCGTAAGTCCTTGACGGATAAGGCGCGCCTTTTCCTAGCAATTTCTTGCTTGACTGCTTAGCAATCCGTTGCTAACGTGCTCCCCACTGCCTGACCAAACGGGAGCACCGAATGACCGAACAACAGCAGCACGACGCCGCGATCACCGAGACGATCGCCGCCCAGTTGCGCAACGAGATCGCCCTGCGGCGCGCGTGCGAGCAAGCCCGCGCCGAGCGGCCCGAAGCCGCCTCTGCCCTGCTGCGCCGTCCGCTGGAGCTGGCATGAAGCGCATGACCTGCCGCTGCCCGCGCCTGTCGTTCCCGCATCGGGAAGACCGCAAGTGCTGGGAACTCGCCGATGCCGTCCTGCAGGCCGAAGAAGCCGGCGCCTGGCGCGCCAATCAGCCCGGCCATGAGCACTTCGACTCGCAGGCCGATTACCTCGCTGCCGTCCGGAGCCGCTGATGAGTGTCTCGCCAATGATCGAACGGGAAGACGACTGCGCCGTCGTGCGCGGCGCAGAGGCGCGGTTCTACGCCTCGCCTTGGAGCACGCACGCGACCGGGGCCAATGACGCGGTGCACGTCGGCGTCTACATCCGCGGCGCCAGCGTGAGCGCGGTGCTGACGCGCGAGGAAGCCCTTGCGGTGGCAGAGGTGTTCCGCCGCGTTGCGGAGGCGTCATGACCCCGCGCCGCGACCGTCAGGCCTATGACGACATGACGCGCTGGGCAGCGTCTGCCGCAACCGATGTCGGCGCCGATCAGCGGCAGTCCTGGCTGCGCACGCTCGGCAGGCAGGTCAACCTCGGCGACGTGGCGCTGGCCGTGATCGCGATCCTGTTCTGGGTGATCTTGCTGCACCTCGTGCTGCGGGAGCTGATGCGATGAAGCCGCTGCGCTCAAGTGCGCCTCACACCTCGATCCTCAATCCGCGGTTCCGCTACACGCCGGCCGCCGCGCATGAGCCTGTCACCAACCCGCTGCTAGAGAAATTTCGCGCGATGCAGCCGCAACAGCCGGCCAAGCTGCAACGCGTGGTCGACATTCGGAGGAAGCGATGAGCGTCATGCGCTGCAAGCGATGCGATCTGCACGTCGACACCGACTACTGCGACACCGGCATCTTCGACGATGGACCGCCCTACGGCTTCACCTGCGGCGACTGTGTGGAGCGCGAGGAGATGGAAGCCGCCGATTACCTGAGCACCAAGCCGGCCGCGGGCATCAGCGGCGCCGCTAGCTAACCCACAGGAGATTGCTATGGCGGGATTTCGCAAGGCCAAGGCCGAACAGGCCGCACTGAAGATGGGCATGTACGGGCCACCTGGCGCCGGCAAGACCTTCACCGCGCTGTTGCTGGCTGAAGGCCTGGCCGCTGCCACCGGCAAGCGCATCGCCTACGTCGACACCGAGCACGGCACCGACTTCTACTGCAAGGCGGTTCCCTCGCGCGACGTGCACCCGGAGGCGTTCGACTTCGACGCGCTTTACACCCGGTCGCTGACCGAGACCCTGGCCGCTGTGAAGTCCGTGAAGCCGGACGAGTACGGCGTCGTTGTGCTCGACTCGATGACTCACCTGTGGGAGGCCGCGATCGCTGCCTACAACGGGCCGAAGACGCGCGCCGGCACGATCCCGATGCAGGCCTGGGGCCGCATCAAGAAGCCCTACAAGGACTTGATGGCCTACCTGCTGTCGAGCCCGCTGCACGTCATCATCTGCGGCCGGCAGGGCGCCGAGTACGAGACCGACGAGGAGACCGACGAGCTCAAGGCGGTGGGCTACAAGATGAAGGCCGAGGGCGAAACGCCCTACGAGCCGCACATCCTGATCCGCATGGAAGCCATCAAGCCGCGCAAGACCGGCGAGAAGGCCACCATCATCGCCTACGCCGAGAAAGACCGCACCGGCGTGCTGTCAGGCCGCACGTTCGCGAACCCGACCTTCCAGACGCTGTGCGCTCCGCTGCTGCACCTGCTGGGCGACACCCAGGCGCAGATCAACACCGCGGACGAAACCGCCGCCCTCGACGCCGAGAAGTTGGCCGAGCAGGAGCGCGCACGGCAGGCATCGTCGGCCACGCACCTGAAGACCTTCAGCGCGCGGATCCAGCTCGCCGCGGACGAGAAGGCGCTGAAGTCGATCGGCAAGGAAATCACGCCGCAGGTCAAGGCGCAGATGGTCCCGGCCGACGTGGCCGCCCTGCGTGACGCCTACCAGCGGCGCGAGGACGAGCTGAAGGGTAAGGCAGTCGACAGCCCGGCCACCGTCGACGACGACGTGCCGTACTGATGGCGCTGTTTCGCATCTCAAGCGAGCAGGTGCGCATGCGCATCGTGTCGGCAGTGATGGAAGCCCCCATCGGCCACACGGTGCGCATCAGCGAGCCACCGCGGTCCCTTGAGCAGAACGCGCTGCTGCATGCGCTGCTGACCGAGATCGCGGACAGCGAGGAATGGGCCGGCCAGAAGTGGGATGTCGAGACCTGGAAGCGGCTGCTGATCGCCGCCTGGTCCCGCGCCGAGCGCCGGTCGATCCCTGCCCTGCCGGCACTGGACGGGCACGGCGTCGACATCGTCTACAAGCCGTCGAGCTCGCTCACGCGGTCGGAGATGACGAGCCTCATTGACTACATCCAGGCATGGCGTGCAGGGGGTGCGACGTGAGCCGGGGCCGCACCCTTTCCGAGCACATGCACCGAGTTGCCGAGTTGGGCTGTCTGATCTGCGGCAGCCCGGCGCAGCTGCATCACCCGCGCGAGGGCCAGGGCAAGGGCCAGCGCGCGCAGGACTGGCTTGTGGTGCCGCTGTGCCCCGACCACCACACCGGCCCCGAAGGCATTCACAACCGCCGCACCTTCTATACGCGGCACCGCATGGACGAGTGGGATCTGCTCGCGCTCACGATCCAACGCCTCAACACATAGGAGAAACGCGGCAATGCTCACCCTCGAAAAGCAAAAAGCGAAGCTCACCAGCCTGAACCCGCGCGCCGAGAAGCACGGCGACGAAAACGTGCCGGCGGCGGATCTGAAATTCACGTTCGACGCGCCGAACACGATCCTCAGCGAGTTCCACCCGGAACTGAAGAGCTCGTTCTATCGCAAGGCCGACGCCAGCGACGCGCAGGGCGAGCTGGTCGACGGGCCCGGCCACCTGCCGAAGCTGCGCTTCCCGCGCGTGCCTGGGATCAAGTGGGATGGCGACATGGTCGGCGCGGCCCTGACGGTGCACTACGGCACCGGCGGCAAGAGCGACATCGAGCTCGAGGTGGATGTCGACGGCTTCTCCTTCGACTTTAAGGACGGCGGCACGGTAACGACCAGCTTCCGCGCGAAGGCGAAGCCGGACGACAAAGAGATTGCCAAGCTGTACCGGCTGATCCAGTGCGAGGTCGACATCAGCTTGGCGCCGGCGCAGAGCGAGGTGGCGTCGTGACCTGCTACGCCTGCGGCAGACAGCCCGGCGACGTGTGCCGGAACAAGAACGGGTGCAGCGCGAGCGACGCGCCCGTGCATAGCTCACAGCCAGCGCCGGTTGACAAAGTGCGCACCGAGCCGGTTGACAAAGCAGCGCAAGTGCAAGGCCAAGGCGGCGAGTGCAGCGTCTGGCCCTTTCCGCCGAGGGAGCGATGAGCCTGCCATACGAGAACAGCAGCAGCGGCGAGCGCGCGCTGGCCGACCTGCAGAAGATCCTGCGGCAGTTCGGCTGCAACAAGTTCGGCAGCATGGTCGACGACGGCGCGCAGGAGATCCTTGTGCAGTTCGAGTACCGCGGCCGCCCCGTCACGGTCAAGGCGTCGATGCGCGGCTACGCGGCAGCGTGGCTGCGGTCGCACCCGTGGACGACGCGCGTGCGCGCCACCAAGACCGACCACGAGCGCAAGGCGATGCAGGTGGCCAGCGTCGCCGTGTATTCGATCCTGCGCGACTGGATCAAGGGACAGATCACCGCGATCGAGTGCGGCATCCTGACCTTCGAGGGCGCGTTCCTTGGGCAGATCATGCTGCCCAACGGGAAGACGGTGCTCGACGTGATCCAGACCGACAAGCTGCTGCCGCCGCCAGTGCAGTGATGAAACGCAGCGCCACGATCAGCCAGTGCGGCCGCTACCGGTACGAGCTCGCGCGCACGTGGGTCGAACCGGACAGCGCGATCGCCGATGCGTATGCCGTCTTCATCATGCTCAACCCGAGCACGGCAGACGCATCGCAGGACGACCCGACGATCCGCCGCTGCATCAGCTACGCGAGGCAGTGGGGCATGGGCGGCCTCGTCGTCGTGAATCTGTTCGCGTGGCGCGCCACAGACCCGCGCGAGCTCTACGAGCACCCGGACGAGAAGATCGGCGAGCAGAACGACGAATACATCGTCGCGAACTGCCGCATGGCGCGGATCGTCGTCGCTGCATGGGGCACGCGCGGCGCGCTGCTCGACCGCGGCCGCCAAGTGCGCGCGCTCGTCGAGGACCTGCACGTGCTGCGACTGACCAAAGACGGCCACCCGGCGCACCCGCTCTATCTGCCGAAGTTCCTCGATCCGATCCCTTGGAGCCAGCAATGACCACCGTCACCATCGACCAGCAGATCGCCTGCGTCAAGCGCGAGCTCGCGCAGCGCCGACGCGTCTATCCGCGCTGGGTGCAGTCCGGACAGTTCGGCTACACCCAGCAGAAGGCCGATCAAGAGATCGCCGGCATGGAGGCAGTGCTCGCCACGCTCGAGCGGGTGAAGTCGGAGAACGAAGCGAAGACGGCGCCCGCGCTCGATCTCGGCGACTGGCCGCTGCCCAGCTAATGCTTCACTACCACGGCACCCCAATCACCCCGCGCGCGCAGTTGCTGCGCATGACGGGCCGGATGTTCTGCGTGTCGTTCGCCAGGCCTGAAGACCTGCGGACCTGCCTGCAGATCGGTCAGTCCGTCATGTTCGACAACGGCGCCTTTTCGGCCTACACGCGCGGCGAGCCGTTCGACGAGAGCGGGTTCTATCGGTGGATCGAGCCGATGCTGTCGCACCCGCATTGGGCCGTCGTTCCCGACGTGATCGGCGGCAGCGTCGAGCAGCAGCGCGAGCTCGTCGCCCGCTGGCCCTTCAGCAGGCAGCTCGGCCTGCCCGTCTGGCACCTTGGCGCGCCGCTCGATTACCTGCTCGAGCTCGCCGACGGGTGGCCACGCTTGTGCTTCGGTTCGTCCGGCGAGTTCTGGCGGATCGGCAGCCCGGCATGGTGCGGCCGGATGGACGAGGCATTCAACGCGCTCGCGCAGCGCGGCCTGCGTCCTTGGGTGCACGGCCTGCGCATGCTGGGCATGGCCGGCAACCACTGGCCACTCGCGTCGGCCGACTCGACCAACGTCGCGCAGAACTGGCACCGGGACACCGGCTGCGCGGAATGCAAAGCGGCGCAGGTCGACGCCGTGCAGTGCCCGACCACTTGGACCCTTCAACCTACTCAGAGCACCCTATGCCTTTGATCCTTGCTTGTCTGCTGTACGCCGGCGCCATGATTGCCGCCAACCTATCGATCGCGGCCTTCGGCCCATGGGTGAGCCCAATCAATTCGTTCCTGCTGATCGGCCTCGACCTGACGCTGCGCGATCGCCTGCACGACGCATGGAGCGGCCGCGGCCTGCGGTGGAAGATGCCGATCCTGATCCTCGTGTCGGCACTGGCCACGTACCTGCTCAACCCGGCGGCCGCGCAGATCGCCATCGCGTCCGCGCTCGCCTTCGGACTGGCGGCAGCGACCGACGGCCTCGTGTACCACCGGCTGCGCACGTCCGCGCGCTGGGGCGAGTACCTGCGGCGCACCAACGGCAGCAACGCGGCCGGCGCCATGGTCGACTCGATCGCGTTCCCGACGATCGCCTTCGGCGTGCTGATGCCGCACATCATCGCGATGCAGTTCGTCGCCAAGGTGGCCGGCGGATTTGTGTGGTCGCTGATCCTGCGGCGCGCAGTGATCGAGGCGCGCTGACGGAACGCACGCAGATGCTGTTCTTGACCGAGCTCGAACTGCGCGAACTGACGCGCCTGCAGCGGCCGTCGGCGATCGCCCGGTGGCTGCGCGAGCACGGTTATCCTTTCGACATTGCTGCCGACGGCTGGCCCCGCGTCCTGCGGGCCTACGTCGAGCAGCGCCTGAGCGGCGACACCACGCCGACGAAGAAACGCGAGCCAGCCCTGCGCCTTGTATGAAACGCGATCGGCACCTGCCGGCAGGCATGTACTTCAAGCACGGCCGGCACTGGCTCGTGCGTCGCAACAAGTGGCACCCGCTGCCCGTCGAACTAGGTCCCGCCCTTGCCGAGTACGCCCGCCTGCTGAACGCGCCGCGCGCCGGCATGGACGCATCGATCGATCAGGCGCTGGCCAACGCCAAGGCGCGCGGACTGGCCGAGAACACGCTGGCACAGTACGGAGCAATCGCCCCGCGGCTGAAGCACATATTCGCCGAGTTCACGCCGGCCGACGTGCGCCCAGTGCACGTGCGCAAGATGCTCAACGCGATGGCCGACACGCCGAACATGGCCAACCGGTTCCGCAACCTGCTCGTGCTGGCGCTGCAGGCCGCCGTCGACGCCGGCGAGATCGACCGCAACCCGGCCAAGGAAGTCGAGCCGCTGCGCGAGGCAAAGCGCGATCGCTATATCACCGACGACGAGTTCGCCCGGATCTACGACGCGGCCCCGCCCGCCGTGCAGATCTTCATGGGACTGGCCTACCTCACCGGCCAGCGCATCGGCGACGTGATCGGCATCAAGCATGCGGACCTGCTCGAGCAGGGCATCGCGTTCCGCCAGCAGAAGACCGACGCGAAGTTGATCATCGCGTGGACGCCGGAACTGCGCGCGATCGTCCAGCGCGCGAAGGATCTGCGCCAGGTGCGCGGATGGTGGCTGCTATGCAAGCGCAACGGCCAGCCGTACAGTTACAAGGGCATGCGCGATGCGTTCGACCGCGCCACGATCAAGGCCGGCGTCGAGGATTGCACGCCGCATGATCTGCGCGCCAAGAGCGGCACCGACGCGAAGAAGCAGGGACTCAACCCGACGCTGCTGCTCGGCCACAGCAGCGAGCAGCAGACGAAGCGATACATCCGTCAGCGCCTCGTCGATGTCGTGCACGGCCCGCGTCTCTTAGACGCGTCTAAGAAATCGGGCGCTAAGTGACTGATTCACAAGCCACGCCGATGATGCGGCAGTACCTGTCGGTTCTATGCCTAACGCACTGATCCGACAAGACATTCGCGATTGCGCCGTCTAAGAAATTCGGCGCGTTGAACCGCGAACGCTCCCTCTGACAGATCGACGACCTGCGCAGGTTCT